TGCGGTAGTGCTGTTTGCCAACCATTGGAAATCTCCGCCGCAACACCCTGAACACGCCCACCACCAAATAGACCATCACCGTTACTAACAAACTTAGAAAAGTTCACCATGACGGGGGCCAAGTGAATGGTTCCACTAACAGTCGAAAAGTTCTGCGTAGAAAAGAGCTTGACACCACCAGACACAAGTCTAGCAGCATTGTAGTTGTTGCGGTACGGAACAATATTACCAATAACATTATCAAAGTTTTGAGTACCAGAACCTGGTCCAAAAGCATTGAGAGTGTTGATGGAATTGTCAAACACCTGACCGTTAGGCCAAAAGAAAACATTGTTGGCGCCGTTATAGACACCGGCAGTCCCAGTACCACACACCCCCTGGACCATAATGTTCGAAGGATCTGGCGTAAGCAGAAACAAGGACGTACCCTGAGTCGGGTTTGCTTGCGTCAGATTGGAATCGGAAAAGGATGATCCAGAGGAGGGAACGGTCGTAATGGAGTTGACATAAGTAGTAGTGAAAGTGTCAGTAAGGCCCTGAAAAACGTCAGGGTATCGACACCCGCCAGCTTCCTCATCAAAGGGATCCACGTAGGAGGCAACCAAATGAGGGAGAGCGTTAGAACGACTACCCATGGCCCTACGACCACGGGACCGCTTAGAAAAGCGGGGGTTAAGAACCATCCCTCCGCTATTCTTCTCGAAGTTCCGAGTGGGTCGAAACAAGCCAGAAGATACAACGGAGCCATCGCGAGGAGTGTTTACAGGCGTAAACCCAACAGAACGACGGCGCGAGCGAGAACGCGAGCGAGACGACTTACCCTTCGAAGAAGATATAACAATAGTGCCCGATGACGACGCAGGGCGGCGAGCAGAGCGAGACTTTCTCGCCATTCCGAAATTAACTTGAATATATTGATTAAAATGTAATAAGAGGTTGTATGGGATCCCTGACCTCAACAGAGACTGTTCATTATGTGTGACCCCTAAGGGCCGGCGCCGTGCAGTCGTTCGGCGTTCTTGATAGCACGTAAATATTTACTCAGTCAAAACTGAAACGTTTTGGGCCATTTAACACACATAACCCCATGCAGTACGATGCTAGCGCTATAGTGGCATGTCTGGTTGAAACTTGAGGTCGGACATTTCCTCAGTCTCAATGTTGACATTTCTATAGAATTCCTCCAAAATCAACTGTTCATCAGGGGTAACCCCAAAGGCCCAGTAAAAACTGGCGCGGGTGAGAGGATGGATGTCCCCATATTCTCTCACCATGTCTTTGGACAACTGGCGGACCCCCCATGATTGGCCTGACTCAACGGTCTTCTTGAACTTACCGGCCCGGAGATAGGCCAGGTAAAAGTCCTGGAAAACCGGAATCTGGCCAGCCATGGCCATTCCGCCTGTCCCTACTGCATGCAACCAACCGCGGAACAAGTTCGGTTGTAGATAGTTATGTACGCACATGGTGTCCTTTGCGATACCCCATTTGGGGTGTCGTACCATGATGTAATCGAAAGCATCTGGACCAACCCAGACGGGATGGGTCTGGCAAAACTCGATCTCTTCGAACGTATAACACGGTTGCTCAACCGTCATGGTAAAACCCATGGCAGTGAACCACGCATCAATTCCAGCAGAGAATTTTGCCAGGTCACAGGCCTC